TGTGGCCGTTTCCTCGTATCGCTGGAAGGCGATAGAGAGGCCGATACAGTCCACCGCGCCGAACACGATGATAATCGCGCCCAGCAGGGCCCGGCTGAACCCGCCCGCCCGGCTGAACAGGCCGATGACGGCCGGCGTGACCAGGGCGGACGCGCCGAACACAGCGCCGATGAACACCGCAAAGAAGCGGTTGATCGGCCAGAGCGGCACGGCCCACTGAACGACGGAAAACGCGCCCAGGAGGACGCAGACGATGTAGAGGACGAGCTTGACGCCGATCAGGCGCGGCCGCGTCGGCCTCTGCGATTTGGTGCCCTTGCGGGCACCCTTTGAGCGTAGGGGCATTGGTCAATCTCCACGTTGTCAAATAGCTGCCGGGCTTGGTCCTCCCGGCTGGCTGTGTATGCGCGTGAGATTTTAGCGTGTCAACCAAATAATATGAAGAAAGACCATTTTATCATAATAAAACGATGAAATTTATGTCGGCGGCCGTCCAGGCCGACGCCCTGACCCAGCGCCGAAGGCGCGGGCAATCATGTGCGCGCCGACCAGGCGCGCTCCGCCTCCCTCACCCCCTGCTTCGCGCACGCTGACGCGTGCAGCGATTTCGCCCCGACCCAATGAATTCAAGGCGCAAACGAAATCGCGCGCACCCTCCCGCACCCTGACCCTAAGGTTACAGTCATGAATGCAGGCCGCTGGGTCTGGGGGTGTGTAACGCCGGTGAAACGATACAAAGCCGATGCCGTTACGGTCTAATGCGTTGATTTAATGAGGTAATTTTGTGTTTGTAACGCTGTGGCGCTGTAACGGTATGTTTTTTTCACGCGCGCGCGCGCGCAGGCGCAATCTTCTGTTTCATCGTTTCAGCGTTACAAGTGTATATAACACACTGTTTTTATTGAAAAATGTGTGTAACGCAAGTGTAACGCTGTGGCGCTTGGCGCGCCGGATTGGCCGAAAACCAATAAAATATTGGGATTTAGTCGATGGGCGATAAGCGGTCTGGCTTCTCTGGCGCGGTTGCTGATGCGATCGATCAGGCCGATCCGCTCCTCGATGAGGTGGAGACGCTCGATCTGTTCGATGGTGACCCGGATGCGGGTTCTCCTGTGGGGGCGTCTTCGTTTGCCCAGGGGAAGGGGGGTGGGGTTGTCCAGCGCAAAAAGCCCGGGCGGCCGAAGGGGGCGAAGAACGTCAGCACCCAGCAGATGATCGACTTCATCAACAGCCGCTATCGCCATCCGCTGCTGGGCCTGGCCGATATCGCGGCGACGCGGCCGGAGGACATCGCGCAGCTGATCCTGCCCAGGGACGAGGAGGGCCGGGTGCTGAGGCGCTGGGTTGGCAGCCTTGGGGATGGCAGTCTGGAGCCCTATCAGATCTCCAAGGATGACATGAAGTGGGCGCTGGACTTCTGGAAGCAGTGCACCATGGAGCTGGCCGAGTATCTGACGCCGAAGCAGCCGCGTGACCTGGTGAGCCCTGAAGGCCTGCCGCCGATCATCCACCTCAATCTCGGCGCGCAGATCGCGCCTGGCGTGGCGAGTGCCGGCGTGGCGCTGGGCTTCCCGAAAAACCCAGTAAATACAGGGTATGAGGATGCTGATTACAGCGAAGTCCCACGCGATGAAGTCCCACAAACGCCGCAACCTGCAGCAAGTACAGCAGATCAGGAGCGGTCGGATGACTGATCCGAAATCAGTATCCCTTGCCGCTGCGCGCAGCCAGGCGCGGCCGTATCCAGGCGAAGTGACCCCCCCCGGGGGGGTGTCCCCCCCCACCCCCCAAAGCCATCCGCGCGCCTTCGATCGTGAGGGGCCCTTTGTGGATTTTTTGGATTTCCGGGGAGGATTGGTTGCGTTTCGCGCCCGGCCGAGTGAAACGAGGACGGTGGGTCGGGGTGCGGGCGAAGGAAAACGCCCGTGAACGGATCATCCGAAAGCGCGCTGATTTATGGGTATGAGCCGCCGGGGCCGGTCGGACACGCATTCATCCATGACCTCCAGCACCCATTGTGCGGGATCATGGGACCTTTCGGGTCCGGTAAAACGAGTGCGTGTCCAGTAAAGGGTCAATTGATCTCTAGGCTCCAGCCGCCCAGTAAGAGCGATGGTGTGATCAGAAGTCAAGGCTATGTGATCCGCGCGACCTATCGTCAGCTGTGGGATAAAACCATTCCCAGCTGGAAAGATGTTTTCCCGGTCACCAGTGACTGGCCGTTCGAGGGCTCCAAGAACGGGCCGGCGACGCACCGGATCAAATGGCGTGAAATCAGCGCCCTGGGGCAGGCCGGGCGTGTGACAAAAGAGGATCCACGTTACTGGCAATGGTATGAGATGATCGTGCATTTCGTCTCCCTTCCGGAAGACGGTGTCGACGAATTCATCCGCGGGCTGCTGGCGACATGGATCTGGCTCAACGAGGCGGATACGCTGCCGGGCTATGCGGTGGGCGGTCTGCTTGGGCGTCTCGGCCGGTATCCGCCGCCCCACTTGCTGCCGGACAATGTGACGGCCGGTTTCAATGCCTTGCTCTGCGACTTTAACGCGCCCAATGAAAGCAACTGGACGTATGACCGCTTCATCCGCAATCCGACGCCGGGTACCAAGCTGCATGTCCAGCCGTCCGGATTTGATCCGAATGCGGAAAACCCCACGCTGCGCAAGTTGCGGCCGAAATATTATCACGAGATCGCGGCCGATATGGCGGAATGGGAAGTCAACCGCTTCATCCGCAACAAGGTGGGGTATTCGCGCGATGGCAAGCCGGTCTATGAGACGTTTGACCGCGACCGTCACATTGCCGATCAGCAGCTGAAGCCATGGCGTGACGTACCGATCCTTGTGGGGGTTGATGGCATGCAGGATGCCGCCGCCGTCATTGGCCAGAAATATTTCGATGGCCGGACCCAGGACCTGCAGAGCCTTGTGACGCCGGATGGCAACAAGACGGATGCCGTGAGCTTCGGCAAGGCGCTGAAGGAAGTGCTGGCGGGTGAGTATCCCTACCATGCGGTTGTCTGCATGCTTGACCCGTCCTTGTGGAATTCGAACCCTGCCGATCCGGACTTCACGCCCTGGGCCGTGAATTTTGCCGAGGCGTCAGGTCTGGTCTGCATCCCTGCGCCGACGAATGATATCTGGCGGCGGATCAAGGCCGTGCGCCAGGAACTGGACCGGGTGGTGGGTTCAAAGCCGGCGCATCAGGTTGACCCGTTCCGGAATGAAACGCTGATCGATGGGTTCACGTCCGGCTACAAAATCAAGAAGTCGAAAGGGGCAGACGGAAATTTTGCCGAGAAGCCCGACAAGCGAAGCCATTTTTCGCACGTGCATGATGCACGCCAGTATCTTGCATTGCTGAGAGGAACGCACACCGATGTGCTTGACGCCGCAATCGAATTGCAGGCAGATCGGCTGCGGGCGGTTCGCGGCGCTGACACGATAGGTGGCGGCGCTGTTTTGAATGATTGGTGAGGCTGCCCCATGAGTGGACTTTTCAAGCAGAACGTACCGGACGCGAAAACGGGGCCATCGAAGGATGACGAGCGTCAGCGCGCGATGGCGCTGGAAGCCCAGAAGCCGAAGGGCGGGCGCGGCACGACGATGCTGACCCAGGGCATGGCGTTTCCTGCGCTGGCCCCTGCGGGCACGCCACCGCCAACGAGGGCAACCACGGGGTAAGGCTATGGGCATGAGATCTGTTGTCGTGAAGACAAAGGGCTGGCGTCAGCTGGCCAAGGGCGCGCGGTTCGAGATCTGCAGTCATGACGGGGCGTGCCTGGTCTTCATCGGCAAGAAGACGCCTCCCGAAGAGGTGGGCGTGGTGGGGATGGAAATCCCGATATCCAGCCGGCAGGTGTTCGATGTGGGTGATGGCGAAACGGCCTGGGGGCAACTGTATGGCGTAACGTCCCGTTCCGTGGGGCGGGTGACCGTTCGGGAATTGCCGGGCGCGGTCTCGGTCAAATCGATCAGCAAGCGCGCGAAGGTGTCGAAATGATCGATCCCGAACGCATCGATGAGCGCTCGAAAGATTTTGCGCGGGCGAAGCTGCAGCGGCTGGAGGAGCTGAAAACCATCCGGGCGGCGCGCGAACCGGAATTGCAGGAAATTGCTGATTATATTTGCCCGCGCCGGGATTTCACACTGACGCCCACGAAAGGCGCAACGCGGACCCGGCGTCTGATGGGCACGACCGGCATGGTGAGCCATGAGCGTTTTGCAGCTGTGCTGTATGGTTACATGCTGAGCCCCGCCACGCCTTTTACGCAGCCGCGCCTGCTCAGCCGCGAGCCGACCTATGAGGAAGATGCCTATTTCGATTATGTGTCCCGGCGGATGCATACGTTCTTCGCGTCGGCCTCGAACACGTTCCGCACGACCATGGCCGAAGATGTGCTGGATATTACCGGGTTCGGATCTTCGGTGTTGTGGCAGGACAAGACGCCGCAAGGCTCCAAATATCTCGCGGTGCCTTTCCGGCAATGCTATTGGGACCAGAATGAGTGGGGCGAGATCGACACGAATTACCGTGTCTATGAGATGAGCCTGCGCCGCGCGGCCCTGAAGTGGCGGGACAGCCCGGCGCTTGCCAAGCGCATGGAGAATTCCCAGTCTCCGGAACATGAAATGGTGGAGGTCCTGCACCTGGTTGAACCTCGCGTAGGGGGCGTGCGCGGAAGCGTCCGCGAGGGCATGCCCTGGCGCGATGTGAACATTCTGACCGAGGCCATGGAAGTGCTGGATGTGGGCGGGCACAACCGGTTCAAATACAATATCGGACGGTTCAAGACCCGGCCGGGCGATCCGCTGGGCCAAGGCGCGATGTGGGCTGCGCTGCCTTTCTGCAAGCTGGAAAGCGCCGCCTTTGAAAGCTGGATCCGCAATGCCGAGAAGCGGGCGGACCCGGCCTTGTGGACGATGCTGCCGCGCGGCACGGCCATCGACCGGCGGCCCGGACAGGTCAATTTCTTCAACCAGCTGATGGCGGTGGGCATGCGGGATCCTCGCCATCTGATCCAGCATCTGGAAGAGGGCGGGGATACGGGCGTCAATACCGAGGTGCTGCGTTACCTCGCGAACCGGATTGAAACGGCCACCTATATCGACTGGCTGACCCCGAATGAGGGGCCGCAGAAGACCGCGACGGAGGTCTATGACCTTCGGGATCTTCGCCTGCGGACCATGGGCCCCATTGTCGCGCGGATGGAGCACGAGAAAATGACCGGCATTGCCGAACAGACCTATGAGGATCTGGACTCCCTTGGCTGGTTCGGGGACCCGCCCGCCAGCCTGCATGACGAGGAAATCGGTTTCGAGTTCAAGGGGCCGCTTGCGACCGCCCAGCGCCAGGGCGAGGGTGAAAGCATCCTGCGCACGATCGAGGCCGGCAGGGGCCTTGCCGAGATTGATCCGGATGTCGTGCATTTGTTCCGGTCCGAACCGACGGTGCGCAAGCTGGCAGACGTTTACGGCATGGATGGTTCCCTGCTGTCCTCGCCCGCCGAATATGCAGAGCGCCGGGAGGCGCAGCGCGAGCTGGGGAACATGCAGGAAGAAATGCAGGCCGCCACGGTGGCCTCCCAGGCGCTGCGTGACGGGGCGCAGGGCGTGGCCACGCTGCAGGCCGCCCAGGGCGGGGGCGCGTGATGTTCCGGTTTTTTCAAAAGCGACGGGCAGGGGTGCGCCGGGCGGGCTTCCGGACGGCGTTCACGATGCAGGGGGATCCGGTCTTCCGGGATGAGCAGCGGCGGCGCGAGATCTATGCCAAGGTCTTCGGCACATCAGATGGCCGCATGGTGCTGGCCGATATCCTGATGGGCAGCGGCATTGCGTCGCCAGCCTGGACGCCCGGCCGTCCGCAGGAAGACGCGCAATTCAATTCGGGGTGCCATGCCATGGCGCTCCAGATCGCCGAGACCGCCGGTCTCAATCTCGGGGCGCTCGGCCAGGCCATGGTCGAGGGCCATCTTGAAGCCATGATGCAAGCTGAGGAGCCACAGCATGACTGATACCAACAACACGCCCGCCTCTCCACCGCCTCCGCCGCCAGTGGTACCTTCGACCACGCCACCGGCCGCGCCGCCGCCCCCGCCGCCACCTGCTTCCGAGGTGAATGCGGGGGCGGACTGGCTGACCAGTCTGAAGCCGGAATGGCGCGAGCATATCGAGAAAAACAAGTATCCGACCGATGACCAGAACACGCTGATGGAAACCCTGCTGATCAGCGATGTCGGCGCGATGAACAAGCTGGGCCGTCCGCAGTCGGATCTGATCATCAAGCCGAACGGGACATTCGAGGAAAACCGGGATGCCTATCTGCAGGGTATGCGGGCCTTTGGCGCGCCGGAAGACAAGGCCGGCTATGGGGAAGCCCCGACGATTGAGGGCATGGAGTTCAAGGATGGCATGTGGGACGGATTGACCGCAGCCTTTGCCGATATCGGCGTGCCTGAATTCATGGTGAAGCCTGTGCTGGAAAAGGTTGGCGAGCTGGTCAAGGGCCAGGTCGAGGGCGCAGCGGCCGATGTGAAGACGCCGGAACAGCTGAAGCAGGAAGGGATCGACGCCCTGGCTGGCGAGGTCGGGCAGGCGAAGGCGATGCAGATGCTGGATGACGCAACGACGCTGCTTAAGTCCAGGGAAGGGGGCGTGGAGTTTGCCCAATATCTCGATGAGAAGGGCCTGGGCAACGATCCGCGGATGGCCAAGTTCCTGTCCGGTATCATGGCTGACTACAAGGAAAGCGGCATTCATCTGGAGCCCGGCCAGAGCGGTGACGCGCCGGTCATGAGCAAGCAGCAGGCGGCAGCCGAGCTGGACAAGCTGGAAGCCGACCCGTCTTTCAAGAAGCGCCTGATGGACAGGACGGATCCGGGCCACAAGGCCGCCGTGGACAAGCGCGCGGAATTGGCAGCGATTGCCTTTGAATAGTTTGCACGAGGCGCTTGACCGGGCGCGCAAATCACGCATGGAATGCACGCCAGAGTGCATCTGCATTCCATGCGTGCGGGCCGGGGGGTCTCGTCTGACAGGCGGGGTCCGGCAACCGACGCCGGCAAAGCGGCCGTCAAACGCCAGGCGCGAGTCCGGAGATCCGGGGGGTTCAGCCGAATTGATCTGATTAATTTGGCAAGGAACACTCCAATGAATGACGTAGTCAATCGTCTCGAAGGTCACAAGGTTGCGATCTTCGCGCGGAACATCGATCTGGTTCCGCAACAAAAGAAAAGCCGGCTGCTTTCGCATGTTGATGCGGATACGGCCTATTCCGAACATGGTGATCGCTGGATGGATGACACGATGGGTCTGTCCGATCCGCAAGAGGTCATGCAGGATGTGCGGCCGACGCCGGGCGGCGAAATCGACAAGTTCCGCCGGTTCGCGTTCTTCAGTACCTATGATGACGGCAAATGGGTCGGCACGCGCGAAAAGGCCGAACAGCTGGTCGATCCGACGAACAAGACCGTCATGGCGATGGGCGCCGGCCGGGAGCGTCGCCGTGACAAGAAAATCATGTCTGCCATGTATGATTCGATGTGGGTCAATGACGAGAATGGCACGCCGGGCCTGGTCGATCTGCCGTCTTCCCAGGTGGTCGCGGTCAATGACTGGACCTTTTTCAAAGGCAAGGCTGATGGGGGCGGTACGGCCCCGACGGAAGATGCCGGCCTGACCGTGCCGAAATTGCGCAAGGCCAAGGTCATCGCCTCCAATCATATTATCGATGATATGGGCGGGGAATGGTGCATCGCCTATGAAGAGGAGGATCTGCAGAATTTGCTGACCTCTGTCGAGGTGGCGAGTGCCGACTATAACAAGGTCCTGGCCCTGATTGATGGCGAGATTGATCTGTACAAGGGATTTCGCTGGGTCAAGGTCGACAATGGCCGCTGCAAGTATAATGCGGCCACCACGACCGCGACCCTGCCGATCTGGCATACCGGAAACATCCAGTACAAGGAGCGTCCGCTTGTCACCACGCGCGTCGGGGAGCGGCCGGACTATTCCTATCGCTGGCATGCTTTCTATGAGGCGCAGGATTCCGTGCTGCGGCGCTTCGATACCGGCGTCATCCACGTGCTCTGCAAACGGTAGGACGGACGGGCTTCAGCCCTTCCATTCCTGAAAGGAACCGAACATGACTATTGAAACCGTATATGGCGAATACGTTCTGGGCCGGGCGAAGAATGCCCCGGTCCGGACCGGCCGTTTCCATAATTTCGACCAGACCTATCGCAACATCATGGATCATGCTGTCCTGCCCGCCGGGGCAGAGGCGACGTCCGTGATCTATCTGGCCGAAGTGAAGCCGGACAGCATCCTCTCGATGCTTGGCCTGCTGAGCTTCGATGCGCTGGGGGCCTCCACCACGCTGTCAATCGGGCTGGCGGATGATGCTGAAATCGGCCTGTCCGGCAAGGCGGCGCTGCTGAACGCCGCCGCGTCCACAGCCTCTGCCGGCAGCATGTCTGTCGGCGCGGCGATTGACCGGGCCAACTGGTTCAAGCCGCTCTGGACCCTTGCGGGCCTGACGGCGAAGCCCACGAAAAAGGTGTCGCTGATTGCCACGCTGGGCGGGGCGACATCGGCTGCAGGCGGGGATCTCGCCTGGGAAATTCCGTTTGTGACGTTCTGATCTCCTGGCTCCAACTAGGGCTATGACGTCACACGGCCCCGGTCGGCTCGCATCGGCCGGGGCCACCCCTTTAAGAAAGACCGGCAAGGATGGCGACCGAACACCAGATCAAGAACCGCGCCATAGGCCTGATCGGCGGTGAGCCAATCAAGGACCCGAATGCCACGTCCGCCTATTCCGGCCGATCGCGCCGGGTGATCGATCTCTACGACATGGTCTACGAAGAGGCGTTGTCCCTCTGGCCCTGGACCTGCGCGCGCGGACGCAAGCTGCTGACACCGGCTGAAGAAAAGCCTGAATGGGGGTTCGGTTATCAGTATGCGCTGCCGGACGGGGCGATCTCCGTGCAGGCGGCCATGACCGGCGGGTGTGACTTCGAAGTCGAGGGCCGCTTTATCCTGACCGACCATCCGGGGCCGCTGAAGACACTGATCAGTATCCGGCAACAGGAAGATTGGCTGCACCCGCTTGTTGCCTATCTAATCGCCTGCCGTCTGGCGCTGGCGGCCGTGATGGGGCAGGCCGAGAGCACAACCCTGCAGGAGCGTGTGAGGGGCTTTCAGCAAGACGCCTTTCTCGAAGCGACGCAGGCAGAGAATTCGCAAGGGTCCAGCCTTGCAAAGCTGGGCTCCGAATGGGTGCTGGCGGCGCAGACGGGATATGCGCCGGAGCTGCGTGTGGCGGGCATGATCCCGCCCGAAAGTTACTGGTTGAAGGGATAGGGCATGGCAGGGCGCGGGCGTCTGATCCAGACCAATTTTTCAGGCGGCGAGCTGTCCAAGGCGGCACGCGGCCGACCGGATACGAATGTCTGGTCAGGCGGGCTGGAGATCAACCGGAATTGTGTCACGCGCCCGGCCGGGGCAAGTGACCGGCGCGGGGGGGCGGCCTATCTTGGGGATGCCAAGGCAGGCGCTGGAGACAAGAAATGGTTTGTCCTGCGCAAAGGCATTAATGACATTGTGCGGATCGAAGCGGGTGCCTACAGGTTTCGGTTCTGGGATGGCATGACCCGTCAATTGATTACATCCGGGGGCAGTCCGGTAGAGGTCGTCATTCCCTGGAGCAATGGCGAGTTGCAAGGCCTGCGCTGCTCACAGCAGGGGGATGTGCTCTGGTTCAGTCATGTGGGCCATGGCTATCCTACCAAGGCACTGAAGCGCACCTCCCCCACCAGTTTTTCCCTGGTCGATGTTGACTATCTGGAGGGGCCTTTCAAAACGCTGCAAAGCAATGCACCGCTTCTGACATTTGGGGCTTCTTCCGGATCCGGCGTCAGCTGCGGCGCGGCGTCCTCTTTGTTCAGTGCGGACATGGTGGGATCCCTGATCCGTGTCGAGGCTACGACAATGCCGGATGTTGCCAGCTGGACATTTGATGTCCCGACCGAGCTGGGCGATTATTGCCGGAACGGAAACCGGATCTATGAATGCACGGACCGCGGTGACCCCTTCAAGACCGGCAACAGTCCGCCGGTGCATGAAGCGGGAGCGTACTGGGACGGCACCTTCCGCGACAACATCCAGTGGACCTTTCGTGGGTATACGTATGGTCTTGCGGAGATTACGGGCTATACCAGCCCGACCAGCGTTACGGTCAAAATCCTGCAGCGCCTGCCATTCTATGGGGCGGCAAGCAAAACAAGCGATGTTTACTATCTGGGGGCCCTGTCAGATGCAGAGGGCTGGCCGGCTGCGACGACGATCTTCGAGGACCGGTTCTGTGCCTTCGGCAGCGCTACCGATCCGGCGCGTTGCTTCCTCGGGCGCACCGAGTTGTACACGCCGGAAACCGCTGACATGCGGCCCGGTTTTGCGACCGAAACGCTGGATACGGATGCGGTGCGCCGGTCGCTCGCTGAAGGGGAGACGGCTCATATTGTCTGGGCCATGGTCATGGATGGTCTTTTGCTGGGTACGACAGTGGGGGTGCGCCAGCTGACAGGGCCGTCGGCGGATGAAGGGATTACGCCGGCCGGAGCTGTTCCGCGTACGGTAACTGAAATTCCCTGCAGCCCGGATCTTCCTGGTATCAAGGCTGATAATGCCCTGATCTATTCGGCGGTGGGAAACCAGGAGCTGATCGAGGTGAGCCGTCAGCGGGATGCCATACCGCGCAATTTGCTGGAACTGGCCGAGCATCTCACAGATGGGGGTATTCAGTCTTATTGCTGGCAGGGGCGGCCTGCCCGGATCCTGTGGGTCGTGACAGATCGCGGCCGCCTGCGTTCGCTGACCTATTCGCCGGAAAATGACACTTATGCCTGGGCTCCGCATCCGCTGGGAGGATCTTATGAGGGGCGCGAGCCCTGGGTGGATGATGTGTGTTCCGCGCCGGGCCCTGATGGGCGCGATGAAGTCTGGCTGATTGTCGCGCGGACAGTGAACGGGGCGACCTTGCGAACGGTGGAATATATCACGCGGCGGTTCGATCAGCATGTCATGCGTGTTGAAGACGCCTGCTGTCTTGATGCGGCCGCCTATGTGGATCTCTGGCAAGGGTACACGGCCTATGTCGAGGATCTGGGGGAGGGGCGCGTACAGCTGTCTGCCGGCTCCGGCCCGTTTGTGGCTGGGGATGTCGATCGGGAATTCTGGTTGACGGGGAATGGCAGCACATATGACCGTGCCGATGAGAAGATGCCTGTCAGGGTGTCCATAGACACAGTCGTCAGTGCAACGATTGCCGAGGCCTCCCTTATCGGGGGGTATGATGAAAGCCTCTGGAAGAACCGCACACTGCGCATTGCGCGGCCAACCAGATCCATAGGGGCTCTTGACTGGCTTGAGGGTGAGGAGGTCATGGTCAATGCAGACGGCCGGGCCTTTGGGCCTTTCACGGTTGCTTCCGGAGTGATCACGCTGACCGATAGCGCCGGCGGCGATGTCTGGATGGCCAGAGGCTGGATCGGTCTTGCCTATGAAAGTCTCCGCAGGTCATTGCCTGTCAATGGCGGGGAGGGGCTGGGATCTTCGCTGGGAGCGATGGGGCGGATCTCCGGTCTGACCGTGCTGACGGATGGTGTTGCCGAGGGGCGCGTGAAGCTGGTGGATCAGCCGGATGATTATGCCATTCCGCTGAACTGGCAGTTTGCCGAGGATCCATTGGGGCAAGCGCCTGATGCGGAAAGCAACGATCGCTGGCTGGACCTTGAAACCGGCTATGACCGCGACAAGCAGATCGAGGTGATTGCAGATGGTCCGCTGCCCTGTTCCCTGACCGGCTTTGTCCTGAAGGTGGAGAGTTATGGGTGAGTTCCGCGCGATTGCCCAGGTGGCTGATGTTCATATCTGTGAGGCACTGGCGCAACGTGTGGCGGCCGAGTTCGGCAAGGACTGGCCGGGGCTGCGGTTCAAGGGCGATGCCTGGGCCTATGTCGATGGCGGCCAGGCGCGGGGGATTGGTGGCATAGAGCCGGTCTGGAAAGGCCGGTATGTGCTCTGGTCCTATGTCAGCGAATTGTCAGTGGGGGACTGGCGCCGTGTGCTGAGGTTCACCCGGTTGCGGCTGCAGCGCGCTCTGGCCCAGCCGGACGTGAACCGCGTCGAGGCGACGGCCTTGCTGACCCATCCGCGCTATTGCCGCTTCCTGGAGCGGCTCGGCTTTCTGGCGGAAGGGATGCTGCTGAATTATTCACCGAAGGGTGAAGACATGATGATGTACTCGCGCGTTCCCGGAGGGGAGCCATCGGCATGAGTGGGTTTGAAATGCTGCTGGTCGCGCAAGCGGCGGGGACTGTCCTGCAGACGGCCGGCGCGATGGTCGATGCGGAAACCGATAGCAAGATCGCGCGCAACAATGCCATCCAGACGCGGGCAGAAAGTGTCGAGGAGGCGGGGCTGCTTTCGGCCGAAGGGCGTCGGCGAAGTGCTGCCGCGAAAGTGCGGGCGGCCAGTTCCGGCCTGTCGCTGGACGGGTCTGCGCTGGATGTGATCGGGGAGCTGGAGGCCGAAGGAGAGTACCGTGCACGGACGGCCCTGCATGAAGGGCGCGTCCGGTATGACGGATACCGCGCTGAGCAGAAGAATGCCAAGAGCCGCAAGACAACAAGTGCCGTGATCGGGGCGTCGCAACTCGGAGCCACCATGCTGACGGCCGGCATGAATTTCGGGAGCACGTCGGGATCATCCGCCGCCCTTCATGCGGGTGGCAAGGCAAACACGCTGGGAGGGCTCTGATGCCGGTAAGAATTGATGCAGGCCGGTCGCGTGTTTCGGCTCCCAGGACGGGCGGTGTTGTCATTCGTGGCACGACAGGTGGCAGCAATGCGCGCGCCATCGGCAGCACCTTGTCTGACTTTGCAGATGGTCAGCTGCAACAAATCCGCGCTGAGCGTGCGGCCGAGCAGGCGGCTGCGGATCAGATCGATATTGCAAAAACCTCCAGCGCCGCGCGGCTTGAGTGGCAGAAGCGCCTGAATGACGAGCTGGATGCCTATGACGGGGCGGAGCCGGGATTTACGGAGAATTTCACCACGAGTTTCCGGCAGGATGCCGAGGCGCGGCTGGCTGGCCTCAATCCGCGCATTCGTCAGGCCGTCGAGCTGGATCTTGTGCAATTTGGCGAGCGCCTGACGGCTGGGGCCATCGAGGGCGCGCGCGGCAAGCGCCAGGCCTATGTGATGCGCGGCCTGCGCGAGACGCTGGACACGGAAGCGGAAGCCCTGCTGGCCTCACCCATGGATCTGGCGAGCGCGCTGGAAGGCCTGGAGCCGCTGACGGAAGCCGCCCCGGCGGCGTTGCGCGACAAGTTCCGGGAGGAAGCGCGCGCGCAGCTGGCCAGCGCCTATGTTGACGGGCTGTTGCGCGATGATCCTTCCGAACTGCATTACCAGCTGGAAGCTGGCATGCTGGACAGCGTGCTGGATGCAAAGCAGAAGGCCCAGCTGCAATCGACCGTATCGGGAACGATTGCGCGCCAGGCCAAGGCGGCGGAACAGGCGGCCCATGCACGTCGTCGTGAAGAAGAAGGGGCTGCCAAGGATCTGGTTGCGCGGGTAGTTGCCTATGAGGGGGCAGGTCTTGCTGCCCCGCCGGATCTGCTGCAGGCGGCGCGGGATGCTGCGATCGGGATCACGGATCCCGGCCTGATCGAGAAGATGGAGCTGGCCAGCTACAAGCGCCGGACCAGAGGCAGTGGCGGGTCCAAAACGGCCAAACAGTCACTCGACGTGCTGGAGAAGACGCTTGAGGCAGGCCTTGCGCCGGCTCCGGAAATGATTGCGCGGGCGCGTGCTGACGTCGAGGCGTCCGGAACGGATGCGCTCTATCAGCGTCTCAACGATATTGCGGCGGCGCAGGAGATCCGGCAGGAGGCCGCGCTGATGCCAAAGGCCGATCTTGCCGCGCGCCTTGCGGAGATCCGGTCCGGCACGGTGACGGAAGAAGGGCTGAAGGAATTCCGTATCCTCAACAAGGTGGCCGCGCAGCGCGAGCGGATGGGCGGGGATGACAATGTGGGCTGGGCCGAACAAAATGGCCTGGTCCTGCAGCAGCTGGATCTTGGCTCTGAAACGCTGGCGGGGGATTTATCCCGCCGCGTACTGCAGGCGGAAGCGCTGGCCGAGATGACCGGCGAAAAGCTGCAGGTTTTTTCGAAGGTCGAGCGCGCGCGGTTTGGCGAGGCGCTGGATGCCCTGCCGGCGGATCAGCAGGCGGACATGCTGGCGCGGCTGACTGTTGGGGCGGGCGGCCGCTCCGGCGCCGTCATCCGCGAGCTGGCGGCGAAAAACCCTGTTTATGGACAGGCTGGATATCTGACGGCAACCGGGCGGGGAGATACCGCCCTGGCCGCGCTGCAGGGGGCAAAGCTGCTGAAGGAGCGTCCGGATCTCTTGCCGAGATCCAAGGCGGTGTTTTCCGAAGTCGAGAATGCCTATTTCGGAAACGCCATTCCTGCGGCGCGTCTGGATGTGCGCAAGGGCATTACCGACATGGCGCGGGCGATCTATGCCGGAGATCTCGCCCGTGAGGGCAAGGGGGCAAAGGATTTCGATGCGGATGAGTATCAAGCGGCCCTGCAACGCGCAGCCGGACAAAGCGGAGTGACGGGCGGCATTGGCGACGTTGGCCGGGGGCGCATCCAGCTGCCGGCGCATATGACAGCCGATCAGGTAGAAGGGCTCGTCAAGTCGGCCGAAATCGAGGACTGGGCCGCCTGGTCGCTTGGCGGTGTTTCCATGCCCTCCGTGATCGGAGAAAATGGCATGCAGCCGGTCGATGCGCGGTTCCTGAAGAAGTCCTATCTGATCAGTGTGGGCGAGGGGCGTTATCAGGTGAGCCTGACAGATCCGCGTTTTGGCGCGCAATATGTTCTGGATGGGGACAGCTCACCAGACGCGCCACGCCCGTTCGTGCTTGACCTCAGTCAGGTTGACCCGGCCGTTGTGCATCAGCGCTTCGCGGCGTCCGCTGCGCAGGCGCGTGTGCGGGCGAGGACCGCCCCGAAGGCGCAGGACTGGGGCCGTGACGATCCGCGTTACCAGGACTATCTGAAGCAGCAAAGTGACAAGAAACCCATGAGTTGGGGGCGTGATGATCCGCGCTACAAAGACTATCTGAAGAAGCAGGCGGACGACTGATGGGGGAATTCCTGGAGCCTGATGATCTGATGCCGGATTTTGTTCCGGCGCGTGCGGACGTGCTGCCGGACCCGAGTGCCGGGGACATTTTCGGGGCCAGTATGGAAGCCATGCGGGCGACGGATCTGACCAGTTCGGAAGCCGAAAATCAGGGCCGGGCCTTTGGCGAGATCTGGGACGGCATGCTGCAGTCTTTCGATGGTGATGCTGCGGCCATGTCAGAGGCACTGCAGGCCCAGCAGCCGCCAGCGTTGGCAGGCCTGGATGCAGAGCAAAGGGCGCGTCTCTCCGTCGGGATGGCGTATGACCTGGCCCAGCTGGAGCGTATCAGGGCCTATCGCAACAGTTTGCCGCCCGAGCAGCGTGAGACCATACCGGACCCCGACCGGCTGGAAGCGCGCGCAAGAGAGATTGCCCTGCAGCGCTATACGGAAGCCGAGGCGGTGATGAGCCAGGCGCGCGGTTTCGGAGAGGGCGCAGCCAAGTTCGGGGGCGGTATGGCCGGGGCGATGACGGACCCGGTGAATATCGCGGCGATGATGATCTTCAAACGGCCGCTGACGACGTTCCGGGGCGCGGTGGCCTATGGCGCGGTCACGTCCGGGGCGACCGAATTGGTGCTGCAGCCCGTCGTGCAGGACTATCGCGCCGAAGTCGGCCTGCCGGCCGGCTGGGATATCGGCTTTCAGAATGTGCTCTATGCGACGCTGGGCGGGGCTGTATTCGGCGCGGGCGAGGGCGGGCTGATCAAGCTGGGGCAGGCCCTGGACGCGCGCACGCGACAGGGCGTGGCCACGAATGTTGATTTGCAGGTGAAGGAGATTGTCGACCGCTATGCGGCGGGCAATCTGGATGCTGAAGGGGTGAAGGAGGAATTTGCCGCCCTGGCGCAGCGCGACCCGGCCTTTGCGGCCGCCATCGAGATTTCCGAACGCACGGCGGCGGCCGAAGCGGCGCTGGAGGAAAATCCGTTCGGGCTCTCGCCTGAAGCGATGGAGGCGCACAATGCGCGCCAGATTGCCGGCCTGGCGGACCTCGCGCCCGAGATCGATCCGGAGCTGCGGCCGGAAGATGTTGCCCCGGCAGATCTGCCGCCGGCCCCGGCCGTGGCCGGCGCGGAGATTCCGCAGGCCTGGCAGGATATGGGGCTGGAGATTGTGGACTATGGATCGCTCGCCCGTGATCCTGACCGGTTCCAGTTCAAGGAAAGCGACCAGGACGGGGTGACGGATGCCTTGCGCGATGTTGAGGCCTGGGAGCCCGAACGCGCGGGCGTGCTGCTGGTCTGGGAAGCGACGGACGGCACGCGCTATGTGGCCAATGGCCATCAGCGCCATGCCCTTGCCGATCGGCTGACATCTGCCGGGGCAGACCCGATCAGCGGCCCGGCTTTCATCCTGCGGGAAAATGAGGGCGTGACCGCCGAAGCGGCCATGGTGCGCGGAGCCCTGATCAATATTGCCGAAGGATCAGGCACCAGCCTTGATGCAGCGCGGATCCTGCGGGCCGATGCGGATGCGGGCGCTACCCTGCCGCCCAGGTCGCCGCTTGTGAAAGAGGCCAAAGGCATCTCCCGCCTGTCTGATGAGGCCTTCGGGCTGGTGGTCAATGAAAAGATCAGTCCCCGCTGGGGCGCGCTTGTCGGGGCGCGGGTCGAGGATCCGGCCCTGCAATCGCAAATCGGCCTGGCGCTGCAGGGTGTGGATCCGCGCACGCTGACCGAAGCGGAGTCGATCATTCAGGATCTGCTGACTGTTCCGGTTGTCGAAGGCAGGACAGCCGATCTGTTCGGGGAAGCGGATTTCAAGCAGGCCCTGATTGCCGAGCGGGCAAAGGCCAAGGCGGCCGCCCTGCGTCTTCTGAGCCGGGACAAGCGGACCTTCGGCACGCTGACAAAGGAATTCCAGAATATCGAGGCCGAAGGGAACAGACTGGACCCGGCGGCCAATCGTGAGGTAGAACAGCAGGCCGCCCGTCTGAAAGAGCGGATTGAAAGGGAAGCCCATGTCAAAGGCGAAATCTCGGATGCCCTCTCCGACGCAGCCCGGTCCATCTCCGAAGGTGAGCCGGTCGAAGCGGCTGCAAGACGCCTTGTCCAGTCTCTCACCGGGCGAGCTGAAGGCGGCGGCCAGCGACGCAGCGCTGATGCGGGCGGCGACGGCGCGGATCCAGCTGAAGGCGCAACAGCGGGCCGACGCGGAGCGAACCGGCTTGGTACCGGGCTCGCTGACCTCCTAAAGCGGCAGGGCGACGGCACCGAGCGGGTCATAGCGGCCTATGCCGATGCCGAGGATTTCGGCCAGTCGGCCTTTGATCTGATCACAAAAGGCAAGGCACCGGATGCAAGCCCGGCGGCTGCAAACCGGCTGGCGTCAGCGGCCGTGAAGTGGCGCGGCAAGGTGTACAAGGGCAAGAACCATGGCGATGCCGTGCGCGCGGCCGAGGCGGCCAGCGGCGAGACGATTGCCGGCATTTCTGGCGGGCAGGGGGAAGCGGTCGCAGGCTTTGTCGATGCGCGGGGAAAATTCCTGTCCCGCACGGATGCGGCCCTGTCGGCCCTTGCCAGCGGGCAGGTGACGGATCCGGCCGTGCGGCGCGTCATCGAGGCCCGGATCAAACGCGGCGAGGACGTCCCGTTGACCACGGAACATGTCGATTTTTCCGCAGAAGGCGGACGGTTTACGAAAGCGTCCAGCCTGGGGCATCCGGGTTGGGATGCGGCACGTCGGGCCGGCATCGATCTGTCTCCGCAAGCGCGTCTGAAGCGCGCCGGTGAGATGGGGTTCAATACGGATGAAATGTTGTTTCATGGGACGAGCCGCGAGTTTGAAGCGTTCGATGCGAATGCCGCGAAGGTTTCCTCCTCTGACCAGGAAAGCGGTATCTTCTTTACGCCCCGCGCGCTCACGGCGGATCAGTTTGCCAGGTATGCCTCATCAGAGGAGGGAGGGTCCGGCAAGGAAATTGTCATGCCCGTGTTCGTTCGCGGAACGCTGCGGACAGTCACGAAAGATGAGTATTATAACAATCTGAAAAAGCTGGGGTGGTCTGATGAAGACATGCGCGACGGCATGCTTTACGAGCCGCTTCTGTTCGCAAAAGTCATTAATGAAGCCAAAGCGCTAGACTATGACGGGGTGCGTTTTGTCGGTGTGAAAGAAACCAGGTTTGGTTTTCCAGCTGATCAGGTTGTTATCTTTGACCCAAAGAATATCCGGTCCATAAACGCCGTATTCAATCCGAAGTTTGATGGATCTGCCGATATTCTAGCGGCCAAATCGTCCACTACGCACCTCGCGCCCAGTGAGCTGGCGCGGATGGATACGCTTTTCGTCAAGGATGATGCGGCGCAGATCTCGCGTGCCCTGGCCGAGGCTGCCGCGTGTGCAGGAGGTGTACCAATGGCTGGCATGGGACAGATGGTGGCCGGATCGGCCGTCGGGCTGGGAGTGGGGCTTGGCCTTGCCGGGATGGCGATGACCTACGGAACCGAGCAGCAGCGGGATGATCGCTGGGAAGAATGGTTCCAGACGGATCCGGACATGGAATTCGAACGGGAAGTGCGGGCCGAATATGAGCAATTGAAGGCGGAACGGGTCGAGCAACGCGCTGCCGCCTTGTGGCGTGTGCAGTTGCAGCGGGCGACAGGGGAGGCGTTCCGTGAAGATATCGGCCGGCTTCCTGCCTATATGAGCCAGATGCAATATAATACGTGGGCGGAACGGTTCACAGGTGTGGCGGCCGCTTTTCTGGATGACATGATCGGTCATGAAAGCGATGGTGACTGGCAGGCAAAAGCGCCGACCAGTTCGGCAACCGGCGGTGCGCAATTCATCGCCTCGACCTGGCGCAAGATGATGAAGGAATACGGCCCGCAATACGGGCTGACCCTGGACCCGTATTCGGCCGATGCGGATGAGCGCCAGCGTGTTCTGGAGCTGCGAACAGATCCGCGCTGGGGCACAGTGATGGCCGCCCTGTTTGCCAAGGACAATGCGATCTGGTTGCAGTCGCGCCTCGGGCGGCCAGCCACCCAAAAGGATGCCTATCTTGCGCACTTCCTGGGCCGTGATGCCGCGCTGAAAATGCTGAAGGCCGCGCCGGATGCCAAGGCTCCGGATTTGTTCCCGACGGAAGCGAAGGCCAATCCCAATGTGTTCTATCATGGCGGCAACATGACCCGGCCGCGTAGCGTGAAAGAGGTCATAGCCCGGCAGACGTCCGGCTTTTCCGGTGATCCCCTGTTCATTCATCCTGACGTGGCGGAGGGGCGGACATGACGCCGGACTGCCGGGTTCGCGTGGCGCGGGCGCTGGGCCGTGATTTGAGTGATGCCGAAGCCGGTGAACTGGACGCGAGGCTCGCCCGGTCC